TCATGCTATAGAGCAAGCATTCAGTTCTAATGACAAGTATACTGGTTGTACAGTTCATTATGTCAACGAAGAACTTGACGGTGGTGAAATATTAGACCAAACACGTGTCCTAATATGTCCAGAGGATACATTAGACACTCTTACATACCGTATCCAACAGGCAGAACACCGATTATTACCTCAGGTTATTAAGCAACTCTTAAGAAAAGGTGAATATGTGTTGAGTTGATCATATTATGTGTTATAATTAATAGTACAACAGTAAAGGGTCATGGTTAATCTCGACGAAAAGTATCACAATTATCTAGAGAGAGGAGGCAAAACCTTCAAAATTGATGGTGTGAATGAACCTTTGAGAGGTTACGGATACAATTGTGATGGTTCGGATATCACAGGTTACTACGTAACGACGACGAATTATAAATTAAACTATAATCTCAACGAACAATTCTTATCAATGGAGGCACTACATGCAAGAGTCTGATATTATGACACTCCTCCTTGGCTTGAAATCACAGGTCGAGGCACTTGAAACACGTCTGAATTCCATGGAACTGCTTTTGAAGCGTCCTGGACACGAAGACTATGAGAAATTAGTCGATATTGTACTCGAACATGACAAAGATCTACACGATCCTGTCTATTTGCATGACATGCAAGACAAATACTTTGAATGTGTGAGCGCATGTGACCCAAATGCTCAAGAAGATTCGTGTGAGACTGTCTGTAAACCAATTTTAGAGACACATGACTAACTTTTATCACATTTATTGGAAAGAAACCCCTCTGTTCCGCAATTTAGATCAGGAAGAGTTTGAATATATTTGGGAAAAGATGCTCTGGAAGTATTCTGATGAGATAAACTATATGAAATTTACGGAAGAAACGGAAAAGAATAGAGAAATGCTCGAATCGAGTTACTGAACCCAAAAAAATCGCGAAAAATCGCGTCGCGTGACGCAAAGGTACTCTAAATATTGACATGGAAGAAGATTTTTTAGCCTTAGAAGGCGTTTTTATAGTGAAGACGGGTCAAACCTTGACCGAATATCAAAAAATATCGGAAATTCCCGAAAAGTTTGATCATTTAATCAAGTTTTTACCAAATATTCCCCCTAGTCCTCATTCGGAACACGATCATGAGCACTTAAATCGCTTTACGGACTACCTACATAAATTACAAGCGAGAGAACAGAAGTAAATGCCAGCAGTAACTAGAATTGGAGATGCAGATGTCTCTCATTGTTCTGGAATGACCAGAGCAGAGGGATCTCCTAATGTCTTTTGTAATAATATACCCATCTCTCGTCAGGGAGATAACAATACTGGACACCTTTTACCTGGTGTCCCTTGTCCTGGTCATAGTGCCCCTATATCTACAGGGAGTACAACCGTATTTGTAAATGGCGTAGGATGTGGTAGAGTGGGTGATGCTACATGTACCTCTGTTGCAGAGGGATCTCCAGACGTATTCGCAGGACCGTAATTATGGCAAAACCAAAAGGAACGTGGATGAATAATGAATTCATCGAAGCAAGACCCAAGAAAACACGTCAAGGGAACAGTAAACACACCAAGTACAGTGCTACCTCAAGGAATCATGGAAGAAAAGCAAAACGAGGCCAAGGAAGGTAAGGCCAAAAGAATAATTAACGGAATGAGGAACCATAATGTACCCGTAGACATGGGAGATGACTTCTATGACAACGGAAATGAGTACTGCAAGTACCTTATTACAGACCCCAGAAGTGATCTATTACTAAAGAGCTCGAAAAAAGTGTCTAAATAGATTGAGGTCGAGATATTAGGAAAGAATGGCAACAAGCAGCCGTGCGTTTAAGGACTTTGATCTGACATTCAGACGGAATCCAATAACAAACGATGTAAATACCCTCTCTAATGAGAATGCTATCAAAGAGTCTGTAAAGAACATTGTTCGATACAACTTTTATGAGAAGCCTTTTCTACCGAATTTTGGTGGCAACATAACTGGTGCACTTTTTGAATTATACGAAGCAAATCAAACTGGGTTACTTGAATCCCAAATAAAGAATTGCATTAATCGGTATGAACCAAGAGTTGTGTGCTACAAAGTAGCTACAGCATTTGATGAACGTTATAATGATTTGCAATGTGAGATATATTACCTAATAACTGGTCTTCCAAATGTTCTAGACACACTAGAAATTATACTGAAGCGGTAATGGCTCTAACTCAAGTCAATTCGTTAGAATTTAACGAAGTAAAGGCACAATTAATTGATTATTTACGAGGTCAGACAGAATTCTCTGATTATGACTTCGAGGGATCTTCATTGTCCACTCTTTTAGATGTATTAGCGTATAATACTTACTATTCTTCGGTAAATGCTAACCTCTTAGTCAATGAGAACTTCCTAGACACAGCAGTTTTACGTGAAAACGTAGTTAAACTAGCTAAGTTGATAGGATATACCCCAACGAGTGCTAGAAGTGCCCGTGCGACCTTTACAGTGAAGGTACAGACCGTTTATGGAACTGGTGCCAATGGTCGTGGATATCCACAGAGTGTTCAGATCAATAGAGGGATCTTTACATCCTTTGTCAATGACAATTCTAACTATATTTTCTCTATACCTAAAGATTTAATAGTATCCGTCAACACTTTAGACGGAATTGCTACATTTACAGATGTAGTAGCATATGAGGGTATCTTTGTAACTGATACCTTTGTTAAAGAGTCCAGTGAACGTCAAAGGTTCATTCTTGGAAATGCTCTTGCTGACACTTCTTCTATGACGGTGGAAGTGACACGTGGTACCCTTACTGATGCTTACTTAGAGGGTACTGATATAACAGCCGTCAGTAACGTTAGTAAAGTATTCTTCCTAGAAGAGTCCGAATACAAGAGACCTGAACTTATCTTTGGTGACGGTGTACTTGGGGAAGCATTACAGAACGGAGACGTTATAGAAGCGACCTATACGACCTCACAAGGTGGTGGTCCTAATGGTTTGAAGGGATTCTCCTTCGCAGGTACAATTAAGGACTCTCAGAACAATCCAATCACTGCTGGAATCACTCTAACACTGGATTCTGCTCCTGATGGTGGTGCTGAAAAGGAATCTGTTGACTCAATCAAGTATTCCGCACCTAAATTCTACTCTTCCTTTGGAAGGGCGGTAACTACTAAGGATTATGAAGCAATTATTCCTCAGATTTACCCAAATGTCCAATCTATAGTCGCATTCGGTGGAGAGGAGGCAGAACCTCCCGAATACGGTAAAGTTATCGTTGTTATTAAGCCCAAGAACGCAGACAAATTGTCTATCTCGGAAAAAGACGCGGTTCAGAAGAAAATTCGCTCTTATTCCGTTGGTGCTGTGGAACCGAAGATCATGGATCCTTCAGTTCTGTATATTGACCTGACATCTTTCGTTTATTTTAACCCAAATGTAACTAGACGCGATCAGGCAGAAATTAAACAGATTGTCTATCGTGTTTTAGAGGCTTTGAATGCTTCTACTGAATTTAATAAGTTCGGTGGTAAGTTTAAGTATTCTAAGATGCAGAAAATCATCGATGATGCTGAACCTGCGGTAACATCGAATATTACGCGAGTTAGAATGCGTAAGAATGTACCTGTGACGTTAAATCAACGATTTAACTATAAGATATGTTTTGGTAATAGAATTAACGCCCAATTAGACACTCCTACGTTTGAAACGAACGGATTTAAGCGTGCTGATGGTGGAAATACGATCTATTACCTTAATGATGATGGTTTGGGTACTATACGTCTGTTTTACGTCAACGCAGACGGTTCTAAGCAGTACATAGGCGGTAATTGGGGACTAATTGATTATACTATGGGAGAAGTGACAATCAATGATTTGGTTATCACTGAAGTTGTTAACTCAACTGACAATATTATTCAGTTCTCTGTAGTTCCTGAATCCAATGACTTAATCTCTCTCCGAGAGACCTATTTGACAATAGGTATAGATAACTTAGTTGTTAATGTAATTGATGACGAAATTTCCAGTGGTAGCAACACTTCTGGAACAGGCATAATCCCAGAATCTAGTTATAGTTAATCCATGCCAATAGAGCAGTCTTCGTGGAAGGTAGCTAATTGGGTCACTCCCTCAACGCAGGTAACAGTTGACCCTATTGATGCTACCGTTTCACCAGAAAGTAGGTCTAAAATTTCTGATAGGATTGAGGAAACGATTCCTCAGTTCATCAGGGACGATTATGGCGACTTTGTTACTTTCCTCAAGTATTATTACCAAGGATTAGAGTTAAAGGGCAATCCTGTTGATATTGTCCAGAATATAGACGAATATTATAACATAGACCGTCTGAATGACCTAGTAGAGAAGACTACAGCGTCTTCTGGTCTTACAGAAGTTGCTACAGTCGTTGACGTAGCAAATACTAGAGACTTCCCTAAGGAAGGACTCTTGATGATTGACGATGAGATCATATATTACTCAAGTAAGAGTCAGACCCAGTTCAAAGGTTGTGTACGAGGGTTCCATGCTACTACAAAGGTAGGTACATTAAAGGAATATACATTTGCTTCATCTACAGCCGCTGTCCATGCTTTTGGCGCGGATGTAATTAACCTAAACAACCTATTACCACTATTTTTACTTCAAAGGTTTAGGGATCAGTTTGCTGAGTCATTCCCATCCAAATTCCATGAAGATATTCGCCAATCTTCAGTAACGAAGCGTCTTAAGGACTTCTATGCTGCGAAAGGTACATCTAGATCATTCAAATATCTCATTAGGGTTCTATTTGGTGTAGAATCAACTATTGAGTATCCAAAGGAAAGAATATTTAAGCCCAGTGACGCTTTCTACACTGTTAGGGAAGTTATTCGTGCTACAGCGATCTCAGGGAACCCAGTAGAGCTAACTGGAGAGGTTTTATACCAAGCAGACGACCCAAATGACGATTCAGTCGAAACTGCGCGAATTTACGTTAAATCTGTTGTTGAAGTTTTCACCGAGAGTGGCAAAATCTACGAATTAGACGTAGATACGGAAAATGGTGCTGGATCCTTCACAACTCCTTATAAAACACTCTTAAGTGAAGATGTAAGCTCTAATTTGAGCGAAAGTGAAGTTTCAGTTGACTCAACTATTGGTTGGCCCGAAAAGAACGGTGCTTTCCGCATAAACAGCGAAGTTATAGAGTATACAGACAAGACAGTCACTCAATTCCTTGGATGTACTCGTGCTAGACAGGATACAACTAACCAACCCCATATTGCGGGTTCGGAAGTTACTTCTGCCTTTGAGATTTTTGGATATTCCAATAAAGACCAATCTAAGATCAGTTTGAAGGTCTATGGTGGTACTAGAGGTGTTGACTTGGTTACTGGTGGTAGATATTACCTACAGGACTCAAAAGTCACTACTCCTGCTGCTCCAGGATTCGATTCACTAGATCCCATCTGGGATAGCTTTGTATACAACGTTAAAAAGCTTGTAAACTCCACTGGTGCTAGTTTAGCGAATCCTGCTCAAGATGGATCAGTTGTAGCGACTATTACGACGGATCAGAACCATGGATTGAAGCGTGATGATCGAGTTACGATATTAAACGCTCCAGAAGACGTATATAACTCAACTTTCACGGTTTTGGGTACAAGTGACTCTACTACCTTCCAAATCCTACTTCCTACGACTCCAATCGCAGGAGTTGTCTCAACTTTCTTAATTGCGCGAGAATTTGCCAAATCTACGTCTACAGATACGTCGATTCGCACAAATATTGAAAATACACCATCTGACATTCAAAATGTCTATAAATCGACAGATCACGCGATTGTTGCTTCTCCAGGAATTCCAGGACACCCAATTGGACCATTTGACTCATCTGATCTAGATCCAGGCAATCAACGCTATTTGAAGCGTATTCCACTAACTACAATTACTAAATCAACCAAAACAGCGACTCCAGTCGGTCAGGTTGGAATTGGAGTTAATGGAGTCCCAATTTTCTCATATAAGTCAGAATCAGTCAAGTTATATGGTGGTGTTAAGTCTATTAGTGTATTAAATGCTGGTGACGGTTATGATATCACAAATCCACCTATTGTTGAATTTGAACCCTTATGGAGTGCTGGAACTTACTTCCAAGTCAATGTTAGGATAAGAAACAGTATAGGATATCGTTATAAGAACATAGGAAGCGGTAAAAGCGCAGAAATAGGTACAGAACCTACTCATACAGATTCATCGCTTGTACAGGACGGAGCATGTATATGGCAGTACGAAGGTCTCTCTGCTGAGGCAACTGTTAGTGTATCTGGTCGTGTATACGCTATTAACGTAACTGATGGTGGTAGTGGTTATACTTCTACACCAAACGTTTCTATATCAGGCGGCGGCGGTACAGTACAGGCATCTGCGACTGCTACAGTCACTAATGGTGCTGTTAATGCTATATCGGTCACTGCTGAAGGTACAGGATATACTTCTACTCCAACTATCACTATTTCAGGTGGTGGAGGAACTGGTGCTACTGGTGTGGCAGTTGTTCGTGGTGGTTTGACTGCTGCTGGCATTACTGTTACTAATCCTGGTTCTAACTATGAAGAGAGACCAATGGTCACTCTAATTTCAGGTAGTGGTGCTGTTGCCTATCCATCTATTGTTAATGGTAAGATTGTTTCCATTATCCTAACTTATGGTGGTAGTAACTATTATGGTCCTCCTGACGTTGTTATAACTGGGGATGGAGTTGGTGCTGTTGCTTTTGCGAGTATTGATGGATCAAGTAAGCAAGTTACTAATATTAGTGTAACTAACGGTGGTATTGGTTATACTGCTGGTCAAACTTTCGTAGATGTCGTATATCCAGGTTCTGGTGCTAAGTTCCAAGTAGAATTGCCAGAATTGACTGCTAATACCGCTGCTACGCCAGAAGAACTTGGAGTTACGACTAATGAGCTCGTAGCACCCAAAGTTGCCGATATTCATAATGGTGTTTCCATTAAAGGTGCCAACTATGGAATATACGGTGGAGAATATGGATATCTCTATAATCCTAAGAAATTACGCTTCCTTTTGGGAGATAACGTTGATGATGTTGATAATTCCGAATTAAACCCAACTAGGCACTCTCCTATCTTAGGATGGTCATTTGACGGTCATCCGATCTATGGACCTTATGCATACGTAGATAGGGAGAATAAAAACCCATATAATCAGTTAAAACTGATGGTGAGCTCATATCGCGTAAAATCGACTAGAGATGCGCTTATTACGGGTTTATCCGATACAATGGGAACATATATTGAAGATTATGAATATATCGAAGGATCGGGCGATTTAGATCAATATAATGGTCGTTTTTGCGTAACTCCCGAATATCCCTCTGGAGTCTATGCATATTTCTGTACTTTGGATGGTACGACTGGTAATCCCAAATTCCCGTATTTTGTTGGTCCAGAATTCTATTCTCAAGCAGATAGCGTTAACTGGAAGGGTAATGGTCTACAACAGAACTTTACTGAAGATGCTGTAAGATATAAGGCACCATACATTTATACTGATACTTCTATCGTAAGGAGAAAGGAACTGGGTGATCCAGTTGAATATGTCCTTGCATTGGAAGATGCTACCACTCCTCTTGTTTTAGAGACCAGTGAAAGCACTAATATGCAGTTTATTGGATTTGTTGATGTTGGTATTGGATATTATGATTACTTCCCAACTATTAAGGGTGGTGCTGTAGATTCACTATATGTTTCTGCTACTAATAGGTATTTCTCATCAGGTCTAGATAAGTATCTAATTGAAGGTGTTGGATTTGACTATAAAGTCAATGATAGACTTGTATTTGATGAGACTGATACTGGTGGTAGTGGTATCTCTGCTAGGATTTCAAGAATTGCTGGTGAGACTGCCAATACATTACTGTATAGTGTTGATAGCACAACTGATGTTATAACAGGTACTTTAAACACAGCGACTGCTCATTATATCAAACCAGGGGAAGCAGTAGATATTAGTATTGGTAATAATGAGGCTACTAGAGAAATTAAGGTTAAAACCATTACAACCAACACAGTTGATAACTATCACTTCAAATACTTTGATCTGACTAATTTTTATATCAGTTCTCCAGGTAGAGTAAAGCAA